GCCAAGAAGAACGTACCCTCCATCTGGGTCTTTATTAAGGCGGTGAAAGATTCCGCGGACCAAACAATGATGGGTAAGGCTAAATGCAAAGAAAGAGGGGTAGAGACCCAACGGTTGCCCATTGGACCACTGGAACACTCCCTTCGTGGAAGTGTACTCTCCCTTGACAGCATAGTCCAACAAGGACAACTGCTGGTTCGGGATCCCCAATTTGCACAGAACCTTACGTTGGAGAGACCAAGGGAACAGGTGGGTGGCGGAGGAAAGGTCAAAACAAGACACAACCTTCCCATCACGGAGTTGCTGTTGAACAGCTTCCCGACCCTTCTCTTGGTTCATGTGACAATCTTCCGGCAACGTAGCCAACAGTCTTTGAAGACCGTCTTTTACGGGTTTAAGGAAACACTGTATGAACTGATACGGGGAAGCAAACAAACGAAGCTTCATCCCGGGTTCTTGAGTGAATCCAACAGAACCGACTACGTTGCTGACGGGTTTAGGCTCCAAGGAGCCGAGGTCAACGCCGGGGAAAACATAAGACCAGTCGGAGAACCGACGGAGTCCAACGGGCAACGATGCCCAACGGTCCAGGTCTTTTACAACCTGAACGGTGGTGAGAGAGATGGCATTCATGTCCACCTTCTTACGCTGATTCACCAACCGGTAGTGCCTTGTGAACACCTCAGTTGGCTTACCAACGAAGACGGATTTATGGCCATGCCCCTGGATTCCTTTAAGGATGAAGGGCCAAGCATCCATAGCCGAAACAGGTTCAGCAGAGCGAATAGCTTGGATATCTTTGTCCAATTGCATATCGATTACACTGCTGTCACCTATCAACGTGAGGTAAGCCTTACGGATTACCAACTTTTGCTTAACGCTAAGTTGTGGATCACAAGAATAATAGTACAGCAGTTTCCGCAGATGTGGCAAAGCATTGTACACCTCCACCGTAGGAACTCCTTGGAACAAATCAAGGGCTTCACGAACGCGTTGGACGTACACTTTAGGGACAGAATGCCCCTTCAAATGCGCGCTTAAGACGTCTGTGTTCAACTTGATTTTCATGATGGTTCTCCTTAATTGTAGAACCCCCAAACATGATTACGGACCCAACCTGGGGTCAAACCTTGAATGGTTTGGAACTTCTGAGTTATCTTCGATTTAATTATCAAAGAGACGAAAGAAGTGACCACAGGATCAAGTTCTC